TACGGCGAGGGAGCCACGCCGAAGGGGCTGCTGATTGAGGAAGCGCGGACTAATCTGCTAACTGACAGCAACGATGTTTCTTCTTGGCTGGATACTAGCCTTGTGACAGTAACGACCAATGACGTTTTAGCGCCTGACGGCACTGCCACGGCTGACAAAATTGCAAAGTCTGCTGCTAGTTTCAAATCCGCCTTTGATAACTTTACTGCTGCGGCTACAGGGGATTTCACTGTTAGTGGCTATATAAAGGCTGGCTCACTTGATGAAGTAACAATTTTTATTTCATCAGACAATGCCGCTACGGTAAATGGCAGGGTTGTGTTTGACCTTACAAATGAAACATCAACTAGTTTTTCAGTGGCTCTAGTTGCAAAAACGCTTACTGATGTTGGCAATGGTTGGTACAGGGCTACGGTTACCGCTACATTTAGCAATACAACAAACCCTCGCGTCTTTGTTTATCCCGGCAAATATAATGAAACCACTGCGGGTGATGTGTTTGTGTGGGGCTTCCAAGTAGAGGCTGGCTCTTTTGCAACATCCTACATCCAGACTACCGGCAGCACTGCCACCCGCAACGCCGACGTAGCGACGATGGGTCCGACTGTTGCGCCGCTAAAGACGACTGGCCCTGAACTAATAACCAATGGCGGGGCAGAGACTGGCGATACAACCGGGTGGACTACAAGCGGGACAGCAACCCTGACAGCGCAGACATCAAATGCGCCGTTTGGTGATTATGCTTTCCTGTTTACTGCTGGCGGCACTGACGGCGACAAAGCCACGCAGACCATCACAACTGAAGTTGGCAAGCGCTACCAGATTAACTTTTACGGCAATCACAATTCTGGTGACGGCGCTAACATTGAGATTGAGGGCGTGCTTGAGTTTCCCGATGCTCCAACTTTGAATAGCGGTCATGTTGGGTGGCAGGAGCGAACCGCTTACTTTACTGCCACCTCGACATCTCATGTCATTGCGTTCCGAGAGCGTGGCGCAAACAACAATGCTTCAATCTACGTTGATGCGCTTTCAGTGAAGGAGGTGCAAGGCGGCACTGAGCTTGTGACCAACGGCACGTTTGACACTGACAGTGATTGGACTTTGAGTACTGGGTGGTCAATCACAGGCGGCGAGGCTGTTGCATCTTCTGCGGCACAGTACAGGGGCATCTCAAGCGCCACGCTAAGTCTTGTTGCTGGCCGTCGTTACAGAGCAAGTATGGATGTTGCATCTTATACGGCTGGCTCTGTTGACATGCGTTACCGTGAAGGCGGCAGCATCATTGCAAACACAGGTGACAAAAGCGCCACTGGCACGTTCACGATTGATTTTACATGCACAGACGCAGCAAGCCCAGAAATCAACATCCAGACAAGAAGCTCTGGCTCAAACACTTTTGACATCGACAACGTAAGCGTCCGCGAACTGTACCCCTTCGAGCAGTACAACCCCGCCGAGGGGACGGTGCTTGTTGAAGCCACACAGACAGGTGAAGGCAGTAGCTTTGCTTCTGTTGCCGCCATTGTACAAAACGGCTCTCATGATAATGATTTGATAAATATTTATAGGTCTTCATCTAATGATAGGATTCAATTAGCCATAAAGTCAGGCGGCACATTGTCGGCGGATATAGGCCTTAGTAATGCAAGGTCTTTGGGGACAGCATATAAGTTTGCAGGTTCTTATCTCGAAAACAGTGCCTCAGTTTCTCTTGATGGCCTACCCCGCGCTGATAACACATCAGCGACAATTCCGGCTGTAGACCAGATTTTGTTTTACGGTGATGTAAATTTCCAAGGCAATGAACACTCTGGATACATCAAGAGGTTCCAGTATTACAAACGCAAGCTAGACAAAGTAACACTGCAATCGCTGACGAGTGACTAATGACTGATGACATAGAAGACACCCCGCCGCCTCAGATTGACTGGTACATCAAGGTAGCTGACCGGGCCGCTTTGATTGCAGCACTGAAAGGCCCAAGCGAAACCCGCGACACCTATGACGATGACGGCAATGTCAGCGGCACAGAGACTGTCTATCCGCACAGCATCATTACGCAGGACGAGGATGACAATGATGTCATCAGGGCTACCAACTGGGTGCGGGTGGACGAGATTGGGGCCATCTATGCGCCGACAGGCAACACGCTGACGGATGACGAGGGCAACGACTACCCCGAAATGGCGGCTGTGCCGGGCTACCACGCCAACCTTCGCAAGCTGTCGGACAAGGCCGACACGCTCATCCAGCATTTGGAAGATGGCGGCGACACGATTACACCGCCAGCAACACCGTCGAGGGGATTTGCGTGATGCCAGAAGAACAGAAAATTCTAGTTGATGTGGCCGCCGGAACTGGGACCGCTGCGGCCTACTTTGATATGGCTCCGAATATTGTGGCGCTGTTTACCGGCGTCTGGGTGCTGATCAGAATTTGGGAAACCGAAACGATCAAGAAACTGACGGGGCGATATGATGGTGGCGATACCGCTGATTGACCTATTACAGGTCGGCCTGCTCATTGCGATCCTTGTCCTTGTGACGAGGCGCTAGTGCTGGCCGAAATTGCCGCAGCCAACGCGGCCTTCGGAATTTTGAAGACTGCCATCAGCAATGGCAAGGAGATCGCTGACGCCGCGTCGGCGGTCGCGCAGTTTGTTGGCGCGAAAGAAACCCTACAACGCAAGGCGCAGAAGAAGGGCGGCGGGTCCGACCTCGAAGAATTTATGGCGCTGGAGAAGATCCGGCAGCAGGAAGACGAGCTGAAGCAGATCATGATCTACGCCGGCAGGCCGGGGCTGTGGAATGACTGGCAAAAATTTCAGGCAAAGGCGCGGGTGGCCAGACGCGAGGCAGAGATCGCAGCCGCAGAGAAGCGTCGCAAGATCATCGACGGCTCCATCATCGCGGCGTTTATCGTCGGCTGTCTGGCGGTCCTGACCGGGTTGGTGCTTCTGATACTGCATGAGCAAGGCAGGCTGTGACAGGATCCGCCACGACGACCGGCTTGATGGGGGAGTACATCACGGCGGCTGCAATCCTCGGCCTTGGCTGGCGCGTCTCACCGGCGCAGCAGGATGCAGTGGATTTGGTCGCGTGGAATAATGAGGGCGACACGTTCATGCGTGTGCAGGTGAAGAGCGGCAACCTGCGGATTAGAGAGCAGCGGCGCAACGCATATCAGTTTCAGAACGGCTGCGGTCGCTTCAAGAAGGTGCTGCCAACGCTGGACCAATTCGATATCTTGGCGCATTGCGCGATAGACCAGCGGAAGGTACATTTCCAAGCAGCGTGCTGCGTCAATCAATTAAGCCAGCGGCGACAGCCGGGATTTTTTGAGCGGCCCGACATTGAGGCCGAGAGTTGGCAGAAGGCCGTCGAGATAATAATGGAGACGCGAAATGGATTGGTCTAAATATCCCAACTTCAGCGAGGCCGAGCTGCGGTGCAGCGAGACTGGCGAGTGCAAGATGACGGCAGACTTCATGCGCCGGCTTCAGGCACTTCGTGAGGAGTACGGCAAGCCAATGGCAATCACCAGCGGCTACCGCTCACCACAGCACAGCATCGAAGCCAGCAAGGCACAGCCCGGCACACACGCGCGGGGCATTGCCGTGGACATCGCAGTGTCCGGGCAGGACTGCTACGAGCTGATGGGGCTGGCAATGAAGCACGGCTTCACCGGCATTGGCGTGGCGCAGAAGGGGTCCGGCAGGTTCCTGCACATCGACACGTTCAAGGGTGGCCCCCGGCCCAACGTCTGGTCGTACTGATGACGTGGCTGCTGTTGCTGGTCGTTGCTGTCGATGGCGACATCTCGGTTGAGGTGTTGTCGCGCCACGATACTATGGCCGGCTGTCATGTGGCCGGCACAAAGATCCACTGGGAAGAGCGCATGCCTGTTAATCAGGAAATGCTGTGCTTCCCAACAGACCAAGAGGTGAAATGATGTTTGCAGTATTGGCAAAGATCCTCGGAAGCAAGGATGTCATCCAACAGGGCATGAGCCTGATTGATGATATGGTTGTGACTACCGAGGAAGAGGTCGCGGCAAAGAGCAAGGCGAAGACAGATCTGCTGGCGGCTTACCAGCCATTCAAGTTGGCGCAGCGGTACATCGCGCTGATGTTCACGGCGATGTTCCTTTTCATTATGGCCAACGGTGTGGTCGGCGCTCTGTACGGTGTAATTGATATGGCCAACGTCGAGGCGGCCAAAGACTTTGCGTCGTCAATGTGGCTTGGCGAGATCATGCTTGGCATCGTCGGCTTCTACTTTGGCGGCGGCTTGGCGTCCAGCATCAAGGAAAAGAAATAAAAAAAGACCCGGTGGTTTCAAGCCACCGGGTCAGTCGTGGAGGAAACGATCCTACCGGATCAATTCAACTCTATGTGCCGCGTGCCGACACGTCTAGCCCT